GGATTACCTGCACTATCAGTATATTTATGACCTTCTTCTTGAAAATAAAGAAAATTACTCAAATATCTTTCGTCCATAATATTATTTTATATTTGGCATAATACCAAGAGAAACAACTTTATTAATAATAGTTTGTTTGCGTGGAGTAACAGAACGTTTATATTTATGTACAGTTGGAGGTATATTATAAATTACAGTATCTACACCAGACTCAATAAGTTTATCTGCTTGATGCTTAACAATATCAGCTGTCATAGCACGTGCAATATGTCTACCTCTAAGAGCAACAAATGTTATTTTAACATCAAAATTATATTGATTTGGTAAATCATCAAAAGCTTCTTTTACATATCTATTAATTCTATTAGCACTATCACAATCAGAATGACAAGCTACAATATTAATTTCAGTAATTTTATCTTTCTTAAGTTTATCAAGTCTACTAAAATTAACTTTAATTTCTCTTATTCTCATAAGAGATTTATATTTTGGCATAAGATATTTAATATCTAATACAGCTATTTTTGGAGTACGATGTTTCATACAATCTTAATAATTTTCACTATCCATAGAACTAAGAAGAGATTTACCACCACGAGTAACTTCTGTTTGTTGTTCGTATAAAAGGTTTTGTTTAGCCTCTTCAAGTCTTTTTAGAATAGCAGGAATTTCACTTGCTTTTTTATTAACATTATCTACCATAACAAGAATGTTAGGTAAATCATCAAGAGTAATAGTTGAATTAAGTCTTTCATTAAGTAGTCTATTAATAGCACTAACACTAAGATTAATATTATGAATACCTTGAAGAATATTCTCAACTACTTTACCAGCTTCAGTAATATTTTGATGATAATATTTTTTAATTAAAGCAAGAACTAAAGCATCAGGAATATAATCCTCTTTAAGTCCTGCTTGTTCAATAGCCATTTTAAGAGCTTCTGCTTCACTAAGTCCAGCTTGTCTTGCGGGAGATTTAGGATCACCAAGATAATAAATAATTACACATTCAGCAATATACTTATGTTTATCTTTAGAATTATCTCTTCTATAAAGCTCTTTTACATCTCTATCTATGAGTTGTCTAATAGTAGGAGCAACAGGCATACCTGTATCATCAAGATTTATAAGATTATCTATAATAAGTTTATTAGGATTGCTCATAATCAGTTTCATTAGTTGATGAAACAACTTCTGCACAATGACCTAAATATAATTTAAGTTGTGCATAATTAGTATTATAACTATTAGTAAGTCTACGATATAATTTTCTATTATGATTAGCTGCAATACTACATATATATTTATAATATCTTATATTCTTAGCTTTATTCTTGTTTTCAGCAGCAAGTTGACTTCTAAATAAAACATATTTATCTCCTTTTAGAAGTTCTTTTGCTTCATCAAGAAGACCATCTTCTTTTTGTTTACGTAGAATAAGTTTATCAGCAGGTACTCTAATATTACCTAAATTAGGTATTCCAGTCCAACGTCCCTCACCAATAAATTTAGCAGCATCAGCCTCTAATTGTTGTATAAGAGCAATAGCAACTTCTTTATCAGTAATATTTATATCAATAGAGTTTATAATATCTTCTTTATGAACTACTTTGATAGAATATCCACCATTTGGAAATTTAATTTCTTTAATCATTGTTTCACTATTAAATTGAACTATAGGGAGAGGTCTGATACCTCCCCCGTAAAAGCAATGTGATTAGTTCTTTGTATCACTAACTTCAGTAATATAATCAGCTTTAATTGGATTATTTACTCCAACAACTGCATTAATATTACAATTAGGAACTAACTTAAACTCAATAAAACGATAAACATTATTATCAGTAAAAGATGTTTTACAAACATTATTATCTTGATTAATAATACCTAATATTTTATTAAGTGAAAGTTGATTATAAGGATTAGCAATATGAATAGCTAAAGAAATATTACTACCTGTTATAGTAACAATATCTTTAGTATTAATACTATTAATAAATTCACTATCTGTTTCACCAGCTTTTACAAACATAGGTACAACTGCTACATTAGCTTGAACATTCTTCATATTAAGAACTTGAGCCATAGTAGTACTATAAACTAAAGCTACAAGAGAATATTCAGGAGCAACTTTAATATGTTCTGTAACTTCTTTAAGATACTCTGCTTTAATTTCTTCTACACTTGTTGGAAGATTAAGAATTACTTTACCTTTTTTGGTCTTAATTGTAATACTATTCATACTATTAAAATCTTTAATTAATTATTATAATATATTATTTATATAATACTAAACTTAGTACTGAAAGCAAAGATAAACAATATATTTTTAATAGTCAAGAATAAGTATAAGAAATGTGTTAAATTTAATATATATTTACAATAGTTAAAATAAGTGAAATGCTTGGAAGTATTATCTATATTACTTATATTTGTTCTCAAAGCAAATATTGTAGTATCACTTATGTTAATACTAATAGTGGTACTTGTCTTAATGGGATTTTGGCTGATGATGCTAAAGATATTACAATGAAGTTTATAATATTGATAATTGTAATAAACGAATTGAGAACTCGTATAAGCATTACAGATGGTTTTTAAGTGGTGTTGGACATACTGAACGTTTAAGTGACGCAAGATGTTTTAACATACGGATTTATCCTGACGCTGTTCTTTGGGCTATATTACTTACCCAACGTAGTTATTATTTTAATAACGGAAATACTTTTGGTAATAGTGTAGAACTCTACCTTAGAATGGAAACCACTCAGCCTGCTGTTTTAGATGTCGCTACTGATAAAAAGTTTTTCAGTATTTCAGAAATATGCGCTTATATATTATATATATTATATATACATTTTCTGAATTCTCAGGCAGGTACTCTTTAACAGTCTAATGACCTTATTGTGTCTTGTTGTGAACTTTGTGTTCTTATACGTATTATACTATAATATTTACTTTATATCGCTGTTATTAATTGTCATAAATGTGTATAATGTGCTATATTTACTGATTATGTAAATGGTTAAGGTTGTTACTTGTGAAAGTGGCAACCTTAATTTTTATCGTATGTTTGATAATGTTATAGAATGTTGTCCTGAGTTGAATAATGTTGAAGAATGTTGTTCTATTGAATTTTCTCCTATTGAACCAATAGGAGAAAGAAATGCTCATGTTTATGTTTCAGATAAAAATAGATAAAGCAATGCATTGCTTTTACGGGGGAGCTATCCATCCAAGTGTTTAACTAAATGATAGTGTTAATAGCAATATAAGAGAATTTGTTAAAGATAAACATACTCTTACATTATATAACATACGAATAACATTCTATAACTTGAAACAACATACGATAGTAGTAGAAAATATAGTATTAAATATAGTATTGGAAAACATCTTGAAACATATTATTTTATTTATATTAAATACAATACTAAATAATATTATTTTATTTATGTCGAAAATATTATTGAAAATAATATTGAGAATATTTCTTTTGTTAATGTTAAATTGAATACTTGAAATATTAATATTACTAATGAAAAACATAATCAAATTATAAATATTGAAGTATATCAAGAAACTAATACCGATAAGTATTGAAATTAATATCAGAAATTATATTGATTTTAATGTTTGTAAAAGTGTTTGTGTGAATAAAAATAATACTTCTAAAATTTGTTATTAACATAATGATGGTAATATTTACATTAATAAATCTACAACTAATGAAATTAAATAACTTAAATAATATGATAAAATAAATATTAATATTATAAATGAAATTTATGATTAAGGAAGTGATAAGATAAATAATGATAATGAAAAGTTATATTAATGAAAGTATGATTATTTATAATATTGGAACTTTATAAATAAAAGAGTGTGGTACATATTATTATTAAATATATAAAGTTGATGTTTGTAAAATAAAAAATTATATTTATCCATAAGGTATAAATAACAAGACTGAATGTAATAGTAATAGAATATGTAATGTTTATAAGTAAAAGAGTGTACCATTGCACTTCAAGCCCCTCCCATTGCTAAGCGTCGCCAAAGTCCCCCGCCTTGTCCTGGAACTTCCACCTCAAACCAAACCAACAAAACCCTCAATCTAAACAGAACAAATCTTGGTATTAACATCAAACTTACAACTATGAAGTATATTATTAGATTAATTGCAGCTATTCCTATGTTAACTGCTGCAATCAGTACTATTACAGGTTTTGTATTTGCGATAGATTATCCTATTATTGCTCTTTATGCAATAGGTTCTATCTATACTACTACTGTTTGTATTGAACATTATGAAAGTACAGTTCGTACTCTTATTAATGTTATTCGTGTTGTTTGCAATAAAACTCCTTGTTACGATAAATAATAGTAGCCTTAGTGCTACTATTATTCTTTGACCAACTCATTCTAAACAAAACAAATTTTGGTATTGAGAAAGTCTTAATGCCATTCATTTTATTAATCATTTGATTGTTCACAATTATGGAAAAGAAGAATGTTATTGAGAGTTTGATTAAAGCTGGTGCTAAGAGCGTAAAGAACCTTAAAGTGAAGAACGTGAACGTTGTTCCTCAAGAGAACTATGTTCGAGTTTCAATTAGTGTTGATAAACCTATTCGTGGGTTTGTTGCACAAGAAGATGGTACTTACAAAGAAGGTGAAAGCAAAGTTATCTTCGTTTCTCTTTTTAGTATCGTTGCTCAACTTCGTGATGATGAGAATGCTTCATTTGCAGTGAATCATATTCTTAGTCATCCTGAAGCTGTTATTGTTCTCCTTAGTGGTGTTCAACTTAATATCCTTCAAGAGGATGTTGCAGCAGGTCAAGAATATAAAAATCCTTGGTCTGAGAAAGAGGATGCAGTAACTACTACGTTTGACCATGACACTATCATCAACCACATTGTCGATATGAAGATGAATGAGAGAGCGTACAAGATGCTTGAGAAGTTGGCAGACTCAATGCTTGGCATTTAATCAAACGAAAGATTGGAGCAAGTGGAAAGAAATTTCTACTTGCTCTTTTCTTTTTATCAAAAGTAGTACTTCGTTCAGTACTTTATTCAGAAGTTATTTCTGAACTTATTTCTCTCTCCCTACTCATACTAAACAAAACAAATCTTGGACTAATAAACATCAGTGAACTTCAATTAAGTGTTCCAAACAAATCAACACTTCGAACTTCACTAACAAACCGAGCAACACTTTCAATTAAGTGTTCTATATTAGTTCAAATAATAGTATTAATACTATTAAAACAAATAACAATAACAATTAAAATATAAACAACTATGGGAATAATAAACATAAATGATGCAACATCTGTTCCAAAATTAATAAATTGTATAAAAGAAACACTTCCAAGAACAGAAATAAAATCAATAGTTTGTTCTGCATCAAGAAAAGAATCAGTACTAAGAGAACTACAAAGTCGAAAATCAAAACGATTTATTGTGTTGTTATATGTAGTGTAAATAGTACTGATAATAGTATTAGAACTAATAGTAGGAAAAATAGTAGAATAAGTGTTAAGATTAGGTTTGGTATGTGAATAAATATAAGTGTTGAGAGGGAGAGGAAGAGTGGTAGTGGTAGTAGGACGGAGTTCGCTTTCGCTCACTTTTCTTCTCTATTATAAATATATATTATAATATATAAAACATTTATATCTGTTATATCATCATCCTTTTCTTCTCTATTATCTTCATAATCTTCTTTACTTCTTCTTTCATCTTCTCCAATCGTATGTTTTGGAATGTTGACTTTAATTGAAGTAAGTTTATCGTATGTTTTAGTATGTTGGGCATTCACAATTTGTTTAGAATTGCTATTAGAAACAGCATTTTCTTGTTATACTAAAAGACTAATTATACTGTCAGTATAAGTAAGCGTATTGTTCGGATAAATATTTGGGTATGATTTCGAGTGCTTATCTGGGGATTAATTTCGGAATTAGTTTTAGAATTAATTTTAATATTAGTTTTGTAATTAGTTTTGGAAATTAATCGAACATTGAGTTCAATACGCATTTTAATATATATTTTAATATATATTTCAATAATATTATTAATTATAGTTTAGTTTGGTGTTCTGTGAAAAGGGGTATTACCAGAAAGATTGCATCTTTCGGTAATACTTTCTTTATTAAACTCAATACAATTAACTTCAACATTATAAAACATTCTAAAACATAATAAAACATAGTGAAACTTATGAAAACATTTTCATTTATACGAGAATTAGCAGTATGGGTAGTATGTGTAATACTATTTACATTAGCAGGATTATCTATATGTAGACTAAAAGTATTAATAGTACCTATTGAATATAAATATGATGATGTAGATGATACTAAACGTTTGATAAATAATTATCGAATGTATTATTTTTATTCTACTGATTATATTACAGGACTTGAAAGTACTAAAGATATTAAATATCTTGATAGTATTAGAAATAATTATCTTAAATATAAAGATAGTATTGTGTATGATAATGCAGATTATTCTACAACTGTAGAATATGTTTATCCTAATAAATAATTAATTATTAACTTCCAAAAAGTATTATTATGGAAAAGAAATCAATTATCGAGCAGCTGCTGAAACAAGGCTCAAAGATGGTTAAGAACGTAATAATCAAGAATGTGACTATTACTCCTATGGAGAATTACGTTCGTGTAGGTCTTACACTTGATAGACCTATTAGTGGTTATACTGCTGATGCAGATGGTAACTATACTCTTGGAGAAACTAAAGTTATATTTGTTTCTTTATTTAGTATCGCAGCTAATCTTCGTGATAATGAAGAAGCAAGTTTTGCTGTAAATCATATGATTAAGAAACCAACTGCTGCTGAAGTACTTCTTAGTGGTGCTACTATTGATGTAATTCAAGAGAGTGTTAAGGCTGGTAGTGAGTATCATAATCCTTGGTCTGAAGGTGATACTGTAGTTACTTTCGATCATGATACTCTAATTAATCATGTAGTAAATCTTAGGCTTACTAAGCGTAGTGTTACTCTACTTGATAATTTAGCAGCAAGTATGCTTGGTATCTAAAAAGTATTTGTGGTAGTAGTAAAATATCTACTACCACTATTATTAATTATTATTTTAATTAAAACATCAAACAACTATGAATAAGTTATATTTCTTCACATCATCAGTCGAAAAGACGAAATTACTCGTTTAACTATTGTTACTAATAGCCCTAAAAGAGCTTTAGGATATGCTATAGTACAATTTGTAAAGCATCATTGTAAAGGTACTCCTGTTAGTATTGCTTTATAGAAATTATATAGCCACTAATAATTGTTAAATTAGTGGCGCTATTGCTCCCCCGTAAAAGAAATAAGTTATATTTGTGTAAGTAAAACGATAGATATAATTAATATCTTAATATTAATAGTAGTGATACTATTTGTCTTAGTGTCATAGATGATAGTTGTAAACTTTGTAACTTGAATGTTTATTTGATAGTATTAGTTATCTTGGTAATTAGTTTGTTTTGGGGATAACATAAGATATTACATTATATCTTCGTTTTACTTTTACAAAATATAATTATAAAATAGTATGGAAGAGCATGATGATATTTATACAGGTTATAGTGTTGAAATTGATGGTTATTGTTTTAACAATGATGTCGATGATTATGATTTGTATGGTGAAAAAATGATAGAAGATAATGATTCTGAAAATGAGTCTGATATTCTCTTTGAGTAAATAATAAAGACATTATTCTAAATACAATTAATAATATGAATAAAGAAAGTAAACTTAAAGCTCGTAGAACTAAACTTGGTAAATGTTCTAAAGAAGAACTTGTAGAACGTATTATACGTAAAGACCAAGAAGTTTCTAAACTTATTTCTAAAAACAAGGTTCTTAATAAAGAATTGTTTGAAGAAGAAGACTTACTTCATAATATTAAAAATCGTTATGAAGATAAAGTTAAAAGTCTTAATGACGAATTAAATGAAGTTATTAAGAAAAATATTAGTTTACAAAAAGGTCTAAAGAAATCGTTGATAGGCTTGTACATAATGGCTGTTCTTTTCGTGCTGACACTAATCTTGGTGTTCATTGCATAGTATTATATGATTTTATTGGTTATTGTTTTTCTAATCCTCTTAGTCATGATGATTGAGAGGATTTTTAATATAATAAAGTTATTATGAATATAAAACATATTGCAGATAATGGAGGAATTTATTTCAAAGTTGATACTGAACAACAACAAAAGAAATTACGTCCTATGTTAAGGCCAATAGTAAGACAATTTATTAATATGTGTCATACTTGTACTTGTATATCAGATAAACTTATATTTAATGCTACTATATCTGAAATACAATGTGAAGAGTGTTTTCATGATTGGGAAAAATGTTATATTCTCTCTCAAGAAGATTATAATGTTCAATCTTATAATGCTGAAAGTGCTGAAAGATTATTAAATGAAGAATAGAAATTATGATTATTCCTGATGATATACTTGCTACTATGACTGATGATGATATTAATTATTGTCTTGATGAAGAAGTAGCTGATATGTGGCTTTCGACAATCGAATGTCAGAATATGGACTTAGTATAATTGGCGTGAATAGACTATATTCTTTGTCTGTTGACTTCAATACATTTAGATGATAAGTTAATTATCTTTCAGAAATAAACGTTGTATAACTAAAAATAAAATATTGTAGAACTTTATGGTTAGTATTATAGATATAAAAGATAATACCACTATTGAAAGATATACTCTTGATTATATTCCTCAAAAAGGTGATATAATAGATTATGAAGTTGATAATAAACACATTCAAGGTGTTGTTACTTCTATAACACATTTCCTTTATGCAAATTATCGTGGTAAAATTTGTAATGATATAGTTATCAGAGTATATTAATTGTATAGGATAGAGATAGTAAAGATTTTAATCTTAGGCTATATGTTTTCGATAACGCTCTATCTACTATTGAGGAAAATCCTCGTTTTATTTATTTATTAATTATTAAAATTGTTGTAAAATGGCAAAACGTAGCTATGATGAAAACAAGTGTTTACAAAGTATTAGTAAAGTAACCCAAATTGATTATAGTGGTAAAACTATAATTGGTCATCCAGATGTGAATATTGGTATTCGTCGTCTTGGTAAAATTGATTATCTCTGTAATTATTGTGGTTGGATCTTTTATTGGAATCGTAATGCTCGTATTGGACGTAATTATGATACCAATATTGAAAAAGTTTCTGCTCGTCAGATTAAAAAAGAAAAGAAACAACCTAAGTTAAAGAACAAGAACAAAAAGAACTAATTATGGTTGGTGGTCTTAAAATAAGTATTAAACCTCTTAAGGCTCATAAGACTATTAAAGAAAAAGCTTATACTAAAGTTAGTCGTAAGACTGTTGGTAAAGTTGAAATAGAGGATGGAAAGTTTCTTGTAAGAGTTTCTGCTTTTGAAGTTCAAAAGAATATTGAAAAAAGTTCTCTTCCAGCACAACTTGTTCTTCCTCTAACTCCTAAGTCTTTTGAACTTAAAGGAAGAGAAAAAGTATTTTCTCATTCCAAAGGTGAACATGGATATATTTGTTATATTCGTACTAAAGACAGAGCTAATCAATTTCCAGGTATTCCTGAACAATATACAACTGTTGCTCCTGAATGGATTTGTGCAGGTTATGTTGTAAGAATTAATGGAAAGCTTTATTTTGATTTAAGAGAAGCTATTGCTCCTGAAAGTATGATTATTAATCAAATTAAGTTCGATGAAGATTAAAAAGAAATGGATATTACAATAAGTAAAGCAAATGGTAAAGATGCTGTTAGTACTTTAGGTCTAACAGATGACCAAAGAAAAGCTTATAATGCACTTATTGAATTTATCAATTCAGAGTTTAATCCTAATGATTTTAAGAGAGCTTTAAGTGGTCCTGCTGGTACTGGTAAGACTTATTTACTTAAAGCTCTCATTAAGAATTGTGGTATAAGTTATAGTGTTATTGGGTGTTCTGCACCTACACATAAGGCTTGTCGTGTTCTTAATGAAAGTATTAGAATGGGGAATATTAATATTAATACTCTTCAATCTGATTTAGGTCTTAAGATTAACTTTGATGTAGAAAAGTTCGATATTAATAATCCTCCTTTTGACCCTAAAGGTCGAATTAAGATTGATAATTATAAGTTATATATAGTTGATGAGGCTTCTATGATACCTCGTGGACTATGTATTTTTCTTGAAAAGATTTGTAATAGTAAAGGCTGTAAACTTATTTATGTTGGTGATAATACTCAATTAAGTCCTGTAAATGAGAAATATAGTGCTGCTTTTAAGGGAATTGAATTGTTCAAACTTACTCAGATTGTAAGACAAGAAGAAGATAATCCTATTAGACATCTTCTTGATTTACTTCGATATGATATTAAGAATAAGACTTTTAATTTCCTTAATTACATTACTACTAATCGTTGTGCTTTTGATACTAATAATATCAAAGGTTACAAAGTTTGCAGTTCTACTGAATTTAATCAAATTGTTTATAATAATTTCAATGATGAACAAATTACTCACAATGTAGATTTTGCTAAAATTGTTGCTTATACCAATAATTGTGTATCTGCTTGGAATAAAATTGTTCGTGGAGGAATTATTAGTGATGCTGATAAATCAGTTATTACAAAGAATGATTTGATAATCTCTTATGTAACACTCGTTGATAAGTTTAACGATTGTATTATTAAGAACTCTGAAGAATATATTCTTAAAGATGTTGTAAACTATACTCATCCTAAATATGGTCTTAAAGGTTTTATGGTACGTTTTATTGCTATTCATGGTGGTAAAGTATCAAGTCCTTTATTTATAATTGACCATAAGGATAGAGCTTCTATTATGCAATATATTGAGATTAGTAAAAATCTCATTCATAATGCTAAAGTTGCTCGTAGTGTTACTCGTGCTCAACGTTGGAAAGAATACTTTGAGTTCAAAGAAAGTTGTCTACTACTTACAAATATACTTGACAATACAGGTAAAATAATGTTTAGTAGAGATTTAGACTATGGGTTTAGTGTAACTGCTCATAAATCTCAAGGTTCTACTTATGACACTGTTCTTGTAGATGTTAATGATATTGTTTACGATAAGTTTGGTCATCCGTATACTAATGCTGAAGACATTAATCGTAGACTTTATGTTGCTTGTAGTAGGTGTAAAAACAAACTTTATATGAAGTTTGGACAATGATTGATTTAATTAAACTAAATTATAAAAATATGGATATTTCTCGTAATGCTAATTCTCGTAATAGGAGAAAGATGATTAATGGTTTCAAAGGTGAAGGTACACCAAGTGGTTGGGTTAAGACTTCTCCTTATGGTAAACAAACTCACGAAAAGACTCTTGTAGAAAGAGAACATACTCGTAGAGTTAATAACTTTCGTAATGTTAACTTTGATAGTAAACATGCAGGTAGCAAACAAACTCTTAATCGTTACTAAATGAAGTTTCAAATTCAACGTGCTTCTGATGGTTTCATTCCTGATGCTATTGAAACAGTAGATGTTAGTTCTATTGATGAACTTCAATCTATTGCTGACAAGTATAAAGGTGTTAATCCTAAGAATAGTAATAGTTGGACAGGTAAACACACTCTTATTGTTGATTTTGAAAGTCATATTATAACTATATACGATGATTATGTAGAATGATTGACAATCCGTGTGATAATTGTCCTCTTAGACTTTTCAATAGTAAGTGTCATAATCTGCAAGGAGTTGGTAATCCTTTTATGGGTAAACTTATTATACTTCCTAATGTAGATTATGATGCTTATAAACATAAAGATATGAGTTTTAGTAAACAGGTAGAAGTGTTAATGCAGAACATTTCCTTTACGGGGGAGTTAGCGGACACCTACATTGTACCTTTAATTCGTTGTAATGAAAGTCTTGGTTGTGATATTAACGATGATATTATTCGTAATTGTCAAAGATATCTTGCAGAAGATGTTAAGACTTATGATTTCAAACATATTATGCTATGCGGTAGTGCTGTTGAAAGATTCCTACATGGTTCTATATATCGTTTGATAGATAGTATTGTTGTTTCAGGTAATAATAGACGATATTATTCTAATTATAGTCCTCTTATTAAATATGTAGATGAAAGTAAGTTTAAGACTTTTGTTGAAAAAGTTGATGACTTTCTTTATTCTGCAAGTAATAATGATTATAGTAAGTATGATATTGTTAATCTCTAAGATGAAAATGTTATGATAATTAGTAAAGCTATGGACGTTGAGATATTTCCTAATCTATTTAGTGTAACTTTTATAGATTTAGCTGATTATCTTAATGTTTTTAAGGATTGTGTTAATGATAAAGGAAAACCTATTGCTTTAACTGAAGTTCTTAGTGTCGAAGAAATTAAACGTAGACTTGATACTGTTAAGTCTGATGTATTTTATATTTCTGATACTGATGATGAGCAACTTCTTGAATTAGTTGCTT